ATAATATAGTGGCTATTCAGGGTTTTAACCGTTTCCACCCCTGCTGTAGATCGAACAATAACTTGAAGATCCGCCGCCGCAAATATCTTAAACGTGAAGGCAAAGCTATGCGCTGTGCCATTCGCACTTAGAATCACAGAGTTTGATGATGATGATACTGTCATGCTATCTTCCTATTATGTTTTCAAATTGCGGTGATCGGTCTGGTGTCATCTGCCCTTTTCTCCACCAAGACGTTTGATTAAATTCTTTTTTGCGTTTTCTCATGTAGCGGTTCATTTTCTTTTGAGCGTCAGGATCGGCCAATAATTTAAGCTGGTCTAAAATCATGCGCTCCATTGCCAATCGGCTGTACCAAAGAGAGCCACCAGGCGTATATCTGGAGGCCATATCAACTAACTCTGAAGCAAATTTTGTTTCTTCGCCTTTTAAAAGCTGCTGGATATTACCTAGCGTCAGTTTAAAAGTATCTTCACCAAAGGCATACACCGGCCCTGCTGCTGTTGCCATGCCGCCTTTCCCATATCTATTCATGTCTGAGAAAAGGAAATCTCCAAAGATTCCCCATCCTCCACCTTGCGCCATTGCTGCTAAAATAAACTTCTCATCAATGGGCCTTGGATCACGCCCTTTTGCTATGTCCTTCATTTGCAAGGCCACACCGCCCAATACCGTAGAAGCGGCAATAAAATTACCAAAATAAGCTGCTTTATTTTTCCAGCCTGTCTGTGCGATCATACGCATGATATGCGTGTTAATGACCGTTATGCCAAAGTTTTTATACATTAAAACAGAGCGCATTAATTCGCCAGGAACGGTGCCTGGTCTTGTATTCCCAGTAAAAGCTGTTCTTCCTTTTAATGAAGAAGAAGGAACGGCAAAATTTGTTTCTGTATTAATCATGCCTAATACACGATTAACAAGCTGATCCTTTTGCCTTGCAGATAAATCTTCTCTCTGCCTTAAATTTTCTATGCTGAAAAAATCAGCCTTTGTTTCATCATCAACATATTTATCTGTCTTGCGTAATGTATCCCATGTTTTGCTATCAATGCCATAAGCATCTAATGTCTTGCGAAAAGCCTCATCTAACTCTCCAAAAGCCTTATTGCTGTTATCTGCCATAAAGCCTAGAAATTCCTGCCCAAAAGCCCATCGATTAGCCTGCGTCCAGGGGGATAATAAAGAAGCCTTCATTACCACATCTGATATACGCTTTGTAAACTCTGGCCCCGAAAATTCCCCTACAATACGCATTTGGTGGCTTGCCATTGCCGTCCAGCCCTCAGAAATCAACCCAAGCCTAACCGCCAGCTTACCTCTATCAATGCCCTTTTCACCAACAGCCATAAGACGAATAACATCACTAAGCGTGTTCCATTGGGGCAAACCAATATGCGCTCTTGTTACCCTGGAACTGTTTAAGTCAGTAATCGCAGAAATAAATGCACCACCTAACTGCGCTGAAGTAAGCAAATTGCGTAGTCCTGCAAACCAGTTACCCATTAATGAGCTTACTGGAGAGTTGGCATCACCAGTAATGTAATCATAATAATCACCCACACGCTGCGAGGCTTTTTTCGATTTATCCTCCAAACTACGAAATGCCTTACCTGTTTCTTTAGATTGCTGTGTGGTTTTTTCTAAAGTTTGCTGAATATACTTAACGGTAGCATTTGGATTCGGCCCAAGCCTTTCCATAATCGCAATGTCTTTTGACATGCTGTTAATATGAGCAAGAATAATATCAAAAGCATTCCCTTCCCCAAATTTATCGTTGTATTTTAAAAAATCTTCTGCGGTGTTAAAGGCTAGAAATCTATGATCCGCACGTTTATTCGCTGTTGATCTAGCAAAAGCACTCTTGCCAGGAGCAACTTTACTCATTCCATTCGTTCTTATTGACTCATAAACATCTTCTAAAGCCTCTTTTAAAGCGCCCTCATTATCGCCAAAAGCCTCATTGGTTTTGTTGTTAATCATTTTTTGAGGGTTAAGTTTTGGTCTAACAAACTCATACCATGCCTTAAAGCTTGCGTTACGCACGGCAAGAGAGTTATGCGTTACAGGAAAATAATTATCTATTTTGCCTATTGTACCGCCTGCACGGTTAAATCTCTTACGCAAATCATCAAGAACTTTAGAAACAGCCGTAGCCATTTTCCCTGTTTCACCTGTGCCTGCTGTTGCATCGCCCAACATCCGGCGGACAACATTATCTAATTCTTCCTTGTTTCTAACTCTCGTTAAAATATCTCTTTTAAAACTTCCTAGAAAACCATCTAATCTTCTCAACGCATCCTGTTCAACAGTAAAAGTCATGGTATGCAAATCTGTGAATTTAGAAGCCTGATCATAAGTAAAAATAGCTTTAGCACCTTCGTAGATATCTTTTTCACCCTTAATTAAGGTGCGGAAATCACCCATATCCTGCTTGATCTTAGACCAAGCACCATATTGTAATAACTTACGGTATTTTCTAAGCCTCTTTTCATAAGCCTTTTGTTTGGCAGTTTTTTGCCCTGCTTTTGCTGCCGCCTGTGCAGGATTCATCGTTTGCACAAACTCATCATAATACTCATCATACTTGCTTAAAAGCTCATCCCTATAAGATTCACGCTCCTGTTTTGTGACACCTTCGGCATCTTTGGCAAGCTCATCTGTTACGCATTTCTTATAGCTCATATCGTACACTTACTAACAAGTTGTTCTAAAATATCGTCTTTTTTGGCTTCTTCCTGCATACGCCTGACAGACGTTTCAAGCACGGCAACAGAGCCATCTTCTAAGTCTTGAGGGATAGGAACGACTTCATCAATATTCGGGGTAGACTCTAAAATCTCACGCTCTAAGTCAGGCATTTCCTGCATCATCCCTTCATCAATATCATCAAAAGCATCTATACTTGGGTCTGGCTCCTTAGGATCTCGAACAGGGGTTTGTGCTGAAGGCACTGTTTCCTCTATGATTTGAGTTCTAGTTACAGCTTGCTCTGGTGCAGACTGTGCCGCTACGACTGTTGCTCTCTTTTCTTTAAGCTTATCAACAATAATCTCAGGCGTATCGCCTTGCTCCACCACAACATCGTTATCATCTGCTATTTTCTTGAGTTTAGGAGTAACGCTTGCAGGAGCTTCGCCCTTATCAGCTTTTGCTAAAACTTCTTCAGCATCATCTGTTAATTTTGGTTCTGCTGGCTTGGCCTCTATCTCTTTAATTTTAGCTGTGCGCCTGCCTAACTCCCTTTTAATCCAAGGGAATAACTGCGCTTCCTCAATAACATTTAAAGCTTCCTCTACTTTAATATTTGTTAAATCTGACGCTAATAATTCTTCCGGCGTAGCATCTGCACGATTAATTTCCGTTTTAGCCCAAGGAAAAATCTTAGCTGATTGTTTTTGGGCTATAGACTTTTCTATTCGCTCGACAACATCCCTGGATATAATTTCATCAAGGTTTTCAACCGCTTTTCTAGCTTTACCCTTTGGCATGGTTTTAGCCAAAATGGGTATTTTATCTTTTAGCTTTTTAATATTCGCAATCTTGGCTTCATCAGAAATGCGGTTAAATGGTCTCTCAGGCATATTGTTGGGCCTAAACTCACGTTGAGCATTAACCGCTTCTTTTTCTCTTGCATTATGTTCTGCCCTGGCCTTTGGAGATTCAGCCGTTTTCTTTTGTGCCGCATCGTAAATGTTGGCTACAGCTTCACGATCCTTGTGAACCTGTACTTGCAACTCCTGCTGATCTCTAATTGGATTTCTTTTTAGCAATCCAGCCTTTTTAAAAGCCTCATAACCGCTAAGCATTTGATTTTTTGTTAATTGAACAGCCTTACCCCCAACATAGAATAGACCAGGGATAGCCGCACCAGCCGCACCAGCAGCCGTTATTGCATAAAGCATGTCCTCCAAAGGGTATTCCATCCCTAAAGATTCATGCCATTTTTTTATATCCTGCTGTATCAAGGCCTCTGATCCTGCCCCAATAACCGCTTCTGTCAGCATTACAGAAGCCAATGCCGACACCCCTAACGACCCTCCAGCAGAAGCTACAAGAGGGGCGGCAGGCCCACTAACAATAATAGATCCAGCTACGACTGGATCAGCTAAAGCTCCTGTGGCAGAACCGCCAAACCTAGCAATAATTTTTGATATGCCAGGAGACAAAGACTCAATATCTTCGGCCTCCTCCTTAATTGACATTACATGCTTTTTAACTTCTTCGGCTAGGCTTTCTCGCGTTAAATCCTGATATTCAGGGTAAACCTCTGGATGCTGCTTAATAAAATCAAGCATAATATCAAGGCTTTTCCCAAACTTACCTTCACTATCGTTACCACCTATAAAATCCATAGAAGAATAACCAACCATTGCCAGACCAGGATTAACAATCTGTTTTTTATACGCCACGCCAGGCTCACCCCAAGTTTTCCACCAATCTATATCCGACCACCTTGAAGCTGCTGAAGCATCAGGATTATCAGGGATCTCTAAATTGTTCTCCTTCGCTCTTTCATTAATTGTATCGACATAAGGCTGGAGAACTTCAGAATAAGCGACCCCAGAAGAATCACTGGCATTCAAAACATCAAATAGTTTTTTTGCCATGCTGAAGTTATCTAGAAACGAGTACGAGCCTCTAGCCGCTTTGGGAGCAAACTTATAAATGGATGCATCTGTTTTCCCAGTAAAAACTACCATGTTAATTACCTAGAAAAGAAGGTGATTCAAAATTATCAAGATTATCAGGGATTTCTAAATTTTCTAAATCTTGAACTGTCATGCTGCCAACTACAGGTAATTCATCTGGCCTTTTTGGGCTTTCTTTTGTTTTCGCCGCAAGACTTAAAGTATTGAAATCAAAAATTGCCGGGATATCTGTTATGTTGTTATTAATATCAAGTAAAGAAACTACTGAAAGTGTGCCGTCTATCTCAACTTCCTGCATGAAATATGTATTTTTAAGTGATGAGGCTATTGGCTTTATAAGAAAATTGCCCCCACCTTTTATCTTTTTTAGCGTGTTAATATCAACATGAAGGCCAGTAGATTCACTGGCATTTAACATATCCACATCTTGTAAATTAGAAATATAAAACTCAACTTGGTCTGAGGTCATACCATCCGGCACAAGCATGTTATTACCAAAAACATTTTGTATCCCACCAGTTTGTCTCCCATCAGCATCTTGCCCTGCCCCCAAAACAGCGTTAATTGAAGTAAAAACATCCGAATCAATCGCAAGATCTTTTTTTCCAGGCGAGTCATAGTGATCATAAATTTTATTAGAAGCAGACACAGCAATGCTATACCCCTGCGCTGCTAAAACATAAGCCATGGCAGTATCAAGCATTACTTCATCATTAAGATCAAAAACTTCAGATAAAACATCGTAGAATTTTTGGGTATTTTTTAATTCGGCAGGAACACTTTCAGGGCTTTGTTTTAGCCTTAAAACGCCTTTGGCTATTGCCCCTGCGACTTTAGTGTTGTTTTTTCGTATTAAATCCCCCATCGGCAAAAAAGCAGGGCTTTTACCAAGCTGGATTAACACTTCATCATATAAATTAGCAGACGCAAAATTATCATAAAGGTTTTGCATCGCAACCATATCACCATTGAAATTATTCTCTAACTGGCTTTGAAGAATGCTATCAACAAGATCGCGTGGCAAAACTTGCATGTTTTCCGATGCTTCCACATTGTTGTTAACCCAACGTGCAAAATGCTTTAAATTTCTTATTTTTGTTTTTGTCTCTTCATTTGAAGGCTGCAATAATTCTTCAATCGTTAATGCAGGAATTTTAACCCCTGTACTTTTTTCATAAGCTTCCCCAAAAGTTTCAACGGAAAAACCAACAATATTGTCCTTGTTGCTATTTTTGTCTTCAATGTATTCTTCCTGAAGTTTTAAAGCTGTATTAAAGTCATCCACCCCTTCTTGAGTTTTTTGCTTGTCAGCAAAACGATCTGAAAAATTCTCCCTTTCTTTAGGCATTTGCTGTTCAAAATTAGCCTGTATATCTTTGTTTCGATACATCCTTTCTATTTTTGACATTGCGTTATCAGCTTTGTTTATAAGATCCTTATTCCCAATATCATTGGCCAAAGCCTGTAACCCTGCACCTCTTTTATAAAGAGCATCAAGATCTTCGTTATCAACCTGGCTATACAGCCCCACTTCCTTTACTTCACCAGCCCAATCCTCAATTTTTGCTGTGCCTTCAGCTATTTTTGCTTTGGCAAGTTCCTTTTGAAGTTCCTTTTCTTCAATTTCCATTTTTGTAGGGCTTTCAACAAAATTTGTCGTTCTTGCCATACCAGAAATCATTTTCGCCGCCTCTTTCGGGCTAAACTCTTTTTTTACCATATTTAAAAGGGAAACAACGTAAGGGTTTACTGGCTTTCCTTCTGGCCTATTCTCGGCAGCATTGGGAAAGACATGCTCCATAACTTCTTCTAATGCACTCGTGAAGCTAATGTGATTTGAATCAAAAACATAACTTTCCAAAGCAGCTTCGGCTGTCTTATAAAGAACAGCTTTCCCAACCTTGTTCATTTGCTCAGACGAAAAACCAGCTTTGTAACTAGCCCTTTTATCGTTGGAAAGACGATACATTGTCATATCAGCATTGAAATCAGCTAAATTACTATCTTTTCTTCCATGCTTGTTTGTTATGTTTTGCGCCTGCATATTGCTGTATTCGATTTGCGCCTGTTTCACCTTTGTATCAATCACACCTCTAAGCTTAAACCGATGACGCAATTCAGACTGATTAAAATACGCATTAAACTTATCATTGCTGTAACGGTCTTTGCCTAGCGTTTTAAGCAAGTCAGTTTTAATCTTTTCAACACGCTGGTTCCACAAAGGATTTTCACCATCCAATACCCTGTTAAAATCCCTGCTTTCCTTCATTTCATTAAAAGCTTCAAAGATTTTTTCATCAGCCCCCAATGTAGCCTCATTAAGCAAGTTATCCCTCGCCATTTCATAGCGAACCCTGGCAAACTCGCCGATCTCTGTAAGCGCTGTGCCCATAGGCTTGGCTTTAGCCAATTCAGATTGAACAGCCGTATTTGCATTGTATCGCGTGGTTATTGGCCTGCCAGGAGCTTCACTGGTGGGTGCAACTTGCGATTGATATAAAGGTATTCTCATGTGCTAAACCACCCATACTGATCGGCCATACGCGCTGTTTGGCCTATACCGCTGATTAATGATGATGTTCCTTGTGAGCGCAAACTAGCCGCCTGTGCGCCGCCTTCCATGCGTGACAATTCAGCAGCTAGGCGCTTATCTTCCTGTGCATCCGTAAGCTGCATATTCGCCACTTCATTATTGAAATCGGCTGTTGCCATTTCAAAATCATATTCTCTGGCATTGCGTGATAAAACTTCAAAGGTTGTTTCACTGGCTATATCAATATTGGCAAAAGCAGTATTAGCTCTTACTTCGCTTTGCACTTGATCCAGGCCAATCTTGCGCCTGGTTTTAAAGATATTGTGATTGGTATTAACAATATCAATTTGCTTTCCTAGCAAATCAATATCACGCTCAATTAATTGTGCGTTTTTCTCGCCTACTTCTCTTGCCGCATCTGCCGCGTTATCATACGCTGCTTTTTGCGTAAAAGCATTTAATAAGGCTGTTCCTGCTGTTACTACTTGCCAAAACATATCATATATCAAACGTGTTAAGTCTTGGATAAACAGCCAAGACGGTTAAAGGTAAAGCTTGGGTTTGCCGGATATACACACGGTCATCTTCAAAAAAACCGCCTGTAAATTCGATTTCCTTATCGCCAGTGAATAAAGGCACGGCTGTATCCGTAGCCATTGAGCTATCCCGAAAACTCAGCGTTTCCAAAGAATCGGAGCTTGCCCCCACATCCAGACCCACAGAACGATACAAACGAACCGTTACGCCATGTAACCGCTTGGGTTTGCCCTGTGAGGTGCCATCAGCGCTTCCTGATTCCAATCTTAGCGTTTGCATAACACTATCATAAGGAAACCCCATAACAGCCGTTGTAGAGCTAAAACTAAGCGTTACACCGCCACTGGATACCGTGCGATTAGCATGGGCTGCACCATTAGCCATAATCTCAAGAACTTCTTCCTCAAGATGATATAGCCCTGTCATTGCCGTTGCGCCTGTTCCTGCTGTCGGCCATGTTGAAGGATAGGAAAGGCCACTATCAACAAAGAAACCTTTTTCTGTTGAATTGCCAAAATCAATGGACTTCAATCGCTCTACATATCTTTTAACCAATCCCTTCACGGTTCGCTTTACAATCATATATAATTCATCTTCACCGCTTTCGCTTGGCAAAGTTGCTATACTTTCCACTACCGCCTGTGACTCTGATGTAACGGCTAATCGGGTACTATCAGAGGAGGCTAAAACTAAATAACTGCCAGCACTATCAACAACAGTGACTTCATTGGTGCTCGCCGTTGCTGTAAAATTGCTATTAGCATTTATAGCTGTAGCAATAAGAGTCGCAGAAGCATTGTTGCTTGTATTTGGTCTGAAATGCAACGTAGAAGAAGGATCAGAACTTCCTACAGCATCGCTTGTAAAAACAACTTCTGTTCCATCAGATTTTGTTAATGTGATTGTCGAGCCAGTTGCAATGTTCGCATAATCCGTAACCGTAATTTTTGCTGTGCCAAAAGAACCGCCAATGACATGCTTATGCCAGGCAACTACCTGTTCTTCCCTGCGATACGTCATGCCTAATAACGTGCCATCAGCCCTTAAACACCAGACAATAGAATCCGGCTCTTGCTGATAGGCAAATTCCGTAATACCGCCTTCAGTAATATGCTCACTGAGAATCGTCATATCAGGCGCAGCATAGCCTTCTTCATCGACATCGCCGACATAGCGAAATTCTCTTATTTTCCTTTTGTTTCTTTGGAGAAAAAGCGTAACATCCGCTACTTGTATCGGAGCAACTTTAGCACTGCCGTAGTTGCTGTATTTCCTAATGAGTGTTGTTGTCGGCGTAATAGGGCCGTTTGAATCGGTGGTCAGAACATATTCGCCACCAGACGTACCAATGGTCAACACTCTAGTTGCACTTAACCACCTTATTTCATTGACCGTATTACTAGCTAATGTGTAATTCAAAGCATCATCGGCATTACTACCAACAGTATGATCAGTATAAGCTCCATTCTTGGAAAACCACAAAGTTTGTGGGTAACTATTTGTTGCCCCGAAAACCAGCCTTTGCTCAAAAAATGTCACAACACTTGGATAATTATTCGCACTTGCATTTAGGCTTAAACTGGCACTTGTCAGGCTAGGCGTGGCAAATGTCCAGTTATTATCCGCTGATCTTGTTAATGTCCTGATAGCATAACTAGGATGCACAAAATACATGGTATCAGCACTTTGCACAAAATTAACATCAGCCAATACGCTGCTAGGATAAGGGCTTGCTATTTCATAGATTTCCGTAGCTGTCTGCGTTCCCCCACTGGCAAAAGCCGTCATGGAAGTGGTATTGATCGCCGTGCCATGCAAATCAGTCAGGGTAAAGGTATTGGTTGTAACATTTGCAACCAGATAATTACGGCCTGACAATTGTGTCATGGAGTTGCCTGAGTTATCTATTTCAATATAAACTTCATCTCCATTGCTATATCCGTTACTTGTAGCTGTAATAACACCAGGGTTAGCTTGTGTAATGCCAGTTATATCCCTGACTGTAGAGCTTAAAGTCTGTCTAGGATTTCCATCTGTATCCTTGCGATACACACGCATAATGCTATCGCCAAATTCCAGAATATAAGTATCACTGGTTTTAAACTGAAATGGAATTAATCGTGTGGTATCGTCACTATCTTTGACTTCGCCTAGAAACTCCGTGCCTGGCCTTCGTGTTACACCGCCTTGTGGCAACACAAGGAAATTAGTTAGCTCTGATAGCCCTTCACGGTATTTCTGGAGTCCTACCCTGCCTTCCAGCTTTGGTGATAATTCACCGCCAGTAAAGGACGATAAGGCTGGTGCCGATTTCGCCATTTAGAATCTTGCCTCAATAAAGTCTGATGCTTCAATGCGCTGTGGTGCGCCTTCTGTCGCATCAACAAAACGTGCTTCTTTGAGCTTTTCCTGATAAAGCGAATAAGTGGTATTGGTAAGGGAAGTGCTTCCTGTAATCGCATAGCATACTTCATGGGCTAATCGTGCCGCTAATGTATCTATGAGACTGGAATCATATTGGGTCGTATCGGTGACTTGCCCGATATACTTGATTTTTACCGTTCCTTCATTGGTTAATAACTTTCTGCCTTCAATAACGAAAACAGGGGAGCCATCGGTGCTTGTCATGTTATCCATTGGATATGTTAAGGTGCCGTTGCTAAACTCAAGCACCCTGAGACAATAAGGATCGGTAGGCAGTACATATTGGTATGTATAGCCGAAATTAGGAGCAGAGCTATCCTGAGATAAGGTTGCTCTGGTAATAAGGCTATTCCAGGGATGGGATCTAAAAACGGAATCACGTACACTATCAAAGCGCTGATTAATAACAATCGCCGCCTTCGTGTTTTCCGATAAGGAGCTAATGGTGGTTGCACCAATGCTGTTTAGCGCGAAATTCGCTATATCGACTTTAGATGCCATTCGTTTCTCCTAGAAAAAAAGAAGGGGGGATTGCTCCCCCCGACCATTTAATCAATGACGTAATGCATTGTGAGTTCAACGGTGCCTGTACCGGCAGCACCACCCATCACAACAGTAATAGGAATACCGTCCTTGTCTGCATCAACAACGGAATTTCTTCCTAGTGCAGACGTAGCAGCAATATCCACTGTCGTAATGCTCGTGCTTGCAGCAGCAGCTTTGTACTCATCAACATCCAGCGCAACGGTTGTGCCGTCACTGTCTTTGTAAGCAGCATGGCCTACAGACAAGGTTGTTGATGAACCCATTGCATCATGGACAAGCTCTCCTGAGAGTATTCTTGCGCCATTTGGCAAGTTGAACATTTCGATAACATCACCAGACGCTAGGCTGGAAGCTTCATAGAGCGCATACGCAACCCTTATTCGGCCACCCATCTCATTGGGCTTGATGTTTTCTTTCGGATCATTTTGATCCCACTTGGTTTTTTGTACAGAATAAACAGTAGCCATAATTCAGTTCTCCTTATTCGTTACAGGCGATTTGGACTCATTTATGTTCACTCTAGTTCGCTAAACTAAAGCCGTCTTTTCAGACCGCTATCTGTCGCCAGATAGATCAGACTATATCATCAACCACTTGGGTTGCTCTGCGCTTCGGATCGCTTGATCCTACTCCTAAAAAGGATAGTCGTTGCACGTTCCCATAATTGGGCTTCGCTCAGGATTATCTACTTGAGACTTCCCCTGAGTTCACAGAGTTTTCAAATTATATTACTATAATAGGCTGCTATTAATTAACAGAAGTTTCCTGCATTCTAGTCGCACCAAATGATGAACAATAATAAACTTGCGTAGCATATGATTTATCGCTTCGCTCATCTATTTTTGCCGTTGGCTCTTTACCGATAGCCAACTTACAGCCTTCTTGCGCCCAAGCGTAACAAAGCCTGCTTGTACCATCGTCCGTTAGGCGATTGGAACGAATGAACTTAAAGCCCATAAACGTATCAATATCACCTTGAACAAGAGCTTTTACAGTATTGTAATCTGCACTTGTAACGGTTGATAGATTAAGCAAGTCCTCGATTTGCTCTGGGGATACAACCATGTATCGTGGAATAGACGGATCAGTATCCGCTTCATCCAAAATTTTCTTGGCTGAAATCATCTTTGCAAGTGTTAGCCCTGCACTGCCATGCACGATCTTTTGTGCTGATGGTAAAGCTGTAGATGTAGAACCAGTTGTTCCTGTCTTGGCTGTTCCACCAAGAGCAGTAATAATGGCATCATCCATTGCCCGACCAATCGCCGCCGCAGCAGCCCTGGCATAAGTTGATGTTGGATCAATTAGTAAGCGCAACTTATCCTGATCATCAATCAAGTCCGCGTACTCATAATCGGTTAGAGTGACCATGCGTCTAGCATGGGGTGTGTCCATCAATGGGGTATCCCCATGTCTGGTCGTTCTGGCTTGAGCAGCAGCACTGCCGACCTGCTCAAAAAATGCCTTGTCACCATTTACTGTCTCTGTATCAACGGCATCACGCAAAAGGGAACCCATTTGCTGTGATAGCATTTGTACATTGGCAGAATACTGATTGACAAAGGCGGTGGTGATTTGTGTACTCAAAGCACACCTCCTAAGTTTTTGTATTTTAAGGGTTTTTGCGTCTGATTATCTCTTGCGAGGTCATTCTTGCATCTTGAGCCGTGCTATACTGTTGACTTACAACTTGCGTTAGGATTCCTAAAAAGGATTGTCCTACATTACATATGCTCTCTTAGCGCTAACGCTTCCTGAACATAGAAATCATGTTGAGGGTGGGTCTTATCCCAATAAGGCGTATCTTTCGCCATTAACTGCATAATCTTGCGATTAGCTTCCTGGGGAGTCATAATCAATTCCTGTGGCTCGCCTTCCAGGGTATCTTCACCCATTTGGCTTGCCAGATTAACAAATAAACGGACAACCGCAGGATGATCGCCTAAAAGCCTGCCATCCTCCAGCTTCACATTATCAAGCAATTCCAGGCTGTTAAAATGCTGTGCAGCATTCTTTGCCAGTTTTAGTTTTTGCTCGAACGCTTTGCCGTATTCTTTTTCGAGTTCTGCCTTGCCTTCCTGGATAATGGCTTCGGTTTGCTCTGTTTTGCTAGATATTTCGGCGCTGGCTTTTTCGGCAAGCGATTTCGCCATACGTTCAGCTTGCTTTCCATTAAGACCAACATCATAAGCAATTTGCTTAAAGGCCACCAAATCATTGTCCTCAAAGCCATCAACAGCTTTAAACTCATATTGATCGGCAGCATCAGGACGGCCAAGCTTCTGGTAAACATTATTCCATTCCTCATCAGTTGCGCTTTTGCCAGGGAGTGGCAGTTTATCCACGCCAATCATTCTTTGCGCATGGACATAAGATTTCGCTAATCCAGCCGCATCTGTGAAATTCTTCAGACTTGGCTCTGTTTGTAATTCCTGTGGTAAACTATCTAAAAAACTAACTGGTGCAGCATCAACAGGTGCCGCTTCCGCTTGAGATCCAGAATCCTGGATTGCCTCTGTTTCACTCATTCGATATTCCTCTTTGCTGTTGCAGTTTTTTCTGAGGCTCCATCATTCTGAGAACATTAAGAACCACAGACCTTTGCCCTTCAAAAAAAGCGGTGTCGTAAGGATCACCCTTGGCATACGTTGTCTGGTAAAAGCCAAAGCATACCTTTAAATGCTCCAGCACGACCTTCCCATCATCGGTGTCGAACAAGCGCTTATAGTTGCCTCTAAGCTGCTCTATCGTCAGTTCATTTATTTTCTTCATGCGGCTGGCGGCGTTTCCTGCGCGGCTGCATCACTCAACACCTTCATCATAGGCGCTGTTTTCTGCATTTGATCTGCCGCTTGAGCCTCTTGCTGCTGTTCTGCCATCATGCGCTGCTGTTCAGCTTTAGCTTCACGAATAGCCATCACCTGATCATCAGAGCGAATAACCCTGGCCGGAATACCGGCAACATCAATTAAATACTTCACAAGGCCATTTTCATCCAGATAATCCATAACAGGCGCAACTTCTGCTAATTGAAGCATGATTTCCAGGCCACGCATCATAGACTGCAAATCAGTCATTTTCTGTGCTTTGGCTAATGGGGATACATACTCAATATCAATATCCTGCCCCTGCAATGCTTCTGGCGGTACAGGTAATTCACCATTACGCAATAACAGCTTAAAACTACGCTGAATAAGCGGTTGCAGTAATTCGCTTTGCAATCGGCCCATCACTGGCCCTAAAAGCCGCATTTTCTCCTCATTACGCTGCAACACTTCGGTTGCCGTCATACTTGGGCTTTCGTTTAATTGTAGCTGATCAACGTAAAAAGCAGAGCGAATAGAGTTTCTTCGCTGCTCCTCCATGCTTAATCCAATGGGATTGGTAGCCCCTGCCTGTAAAGGCTCTAAACGATCCCTGGTTCCAGTACG